TCTTCGGCGGCTCGGCGGCCAGCAAAGCCACGATCACCGTTGCCGACGGAATGTCGCGCGACCTGATCGAGCGCGCCACCGTGCAGGCGCGCATGATGCGTGCCCTCGACCCCAAGACCGCGAACATGCTGCCCGTCGATATCAACGGCGAGAAGCATTACGTGGTGCTCATGTCGCCGTTTCAGGAGCACTCGCTCCGCACGGAGACGGGCAACGCCGGCTGGCTCGAAATCCAGAAAGCAGCAGCCGGTGCGGAAGGCCGAGGCTCGCCGATCTTCAAGGGTGGCCTGGGCATGATCAACAACGCGGTCCTGCACAGCCACGAGTCCGTGATCCGGTTCAGCGACTACGGCGCCGGCGGCAACCTGCCCGCCGCTCGCGCCCTGTTCCTGGGCCGTCAGGCTGGCGTCGTCGCCTACGGCACCGCCGGCGGCCTGCGCTTCACCTGGAAGGAGGAGATGGACGACTACGACAACGAACCCACCGTTGTCGCGGGCACCATCGTCGGGGTGAAGAAGACCCGCTTCAACAACCGGGATTTCGGCGCGATGGCGCTGGATACCTACGCCCGCAACCCCACTCAGTAAGGAGAACCGGACGTGGCAACCATCATCCATTCCCGCGCTGCCCTGGGCACCGTCGCAACCCCGCGCCCGCAGACCGCCGGCGCGGCCCACGCCGTGAAGTTCACTCACGTGCTCAGCGCTGGCGTGGCGGCCGGTGCCCTGCTTGAGCTGGGTGTTCTCCCGGCCTTCGCCGAGATCGTGGACTACAAGCTCGTGCCCGAAGGCAACTTCGGCGCCGTCACCTGCTCGGGCGGGATCATGACGGGCGAGCTGGGCGCGGACGACGACGCCCGCGTGGTGGGCTCCGAGCTGTTCTCCGCCGCAACCGCGCTCGATGCGGTCGCGCGACCGGACAAGGCCGCAGCCTACAACGTCAAGTCGATCGACCGGGATCGCGGCATCGGCATCGCGTTCAGCGGCGCCGTGACGGCCGACGCGGCCAAGAAGCTGACGCTGATCGTACACTACCGCCAGTAAGCCGCAGGCTGGCGATAGCGGCGGGGGGCGAGCTTCACGCCCCCCGGTTCACCCCCTCCCCGCAAGGAGCGAACATGCTCATCGAATCCATCATCCAGCGCCCGCAGGGCACGCGCATCACGCTCGGCCAGGGCGCGGAGGCCGCCGAGTACCACTTCCGCCCCGATGCGGAAGGGCGCCATGTCTGCGTCGTCGAGTATCAGCCTCACGCGGCCGCGCTGCTCGCGATCCGTGACGGTTTTCGCTGCGCCGACGGCAGCGCAGCCGGTGCTCTGACCGACGCCGCTTTCGTCGCGGACGAGATCGAGGGCGCGTTCTTCATCGTGCGCGGGCCGCAGGATCTGCAAGCCTTCGCGCATTGGGTCAGCGCGATTCCCGACATGGCTAACGAAGTGAGCGAATACGTCCTGCTTATCGACAAGATCGCCATCGGCGAGGCCAACCTTGGCAGACACGCCCTGCCCACCGATATTCCCGACCTCTCTCTGGGGCTTCCCCAGGGCGATACGCCGGCGCCCGACCTCTCTCCCCGGGCGCCGGCGACTAACACCATCCTCCCCTCCGATCATCACCACGAGGGTGCCGCTTCTGAGCATGTGGGCGGCGCGGCCAGTGGTGATGCAGGCGCCGGCGCTGCGGATGGCGCCGGCGCCGATCCCGACGCGGAGGACGGCGACGACGAGGACGCCGAGGCAACCAAGGTGCCAGCCGGCGAGCTGGACCGCGAGGCCCTGGCCAAGGAGTACGACGAGCTGTTCGGCCATCGCCCGAACGGCCGCTGGACGGCCGAGAAGATCGCTGCGGCCATCGCTGACAAGCAGGCCAAAGGCTGACCATGGGTAAGGCGTCGGAGATCCTCGACCGCGCTCGGCGCCTTATTCAGGACGAAACCAGCGTACGCTGGCCGCTCCCTGAGCTGTGCATGTGGCTCAACGACGGCCAGCGTGAGATCGCGCTGCAGAAGCCGTCCGCATCGAGCGACAACCGCGTCCTCCAGCTCGTCGAGGGGACGTACCAGCCGCTCCCGGCCGACGCGATCACGCTCCTGCGCGTGGTCCGCAACGTCAGGGAGATGATCGGCTCCAAGCGCGTCGGCGGGGCAAGCATCTCGGTAGTGGCTCGCGCCATGCTCGATGCGACGAACCCCGACTGGCACGATCCGCTCCGCACCCGGTTCAAGAAGGACGTCCGGCACGTCGTCTTCGACGAAGAGGACACCCGCAGCTTCTACGTCTACCCAGGCAACACCGGCGCCGGCATGGTCGAGGCGGTCATCTGCCGCGAGCCTGCGGCCGTGGCGCCTCGCCCAGGCGTGGACCCCGAGGAACTGGCCGCCTACGACGTCGCAACCGCGCTCGATGGCGTCTACGCCAACGCGCTGCTCGATTACGTCTGCTACCGCGCCTACGCCAAGGATGCGCAGTACGTCGGCAACACCAATCGCGCCGCCCTGCACTACCAGCAGTTCGCCAACTCTGTCGGCATCAAGCTCAACGCCGAGGCCCTCAACAGCCCCAACCTCTCGGCTGGCATCAAGGCCACCGGGACCGGAGCTGCCTGATGCGCGAGCTGATCGACTTCTCCCGGTTCGTCCTGCCCTACGCGGCGGCCTGTCCCGAGCCGATCATGGAGCTGCACGTGCGCGCGGCCGCACGCGAGTTCTGTGCTGCCACGAAGTGCTGGCGTGAAGTCGATACACTGCCGGTGCGCGGCGACGAGTTCGAGGTGCTGTGCGTTCCGCCCCACGCCTCCCTGATCGCGATCGAGAGCGCCAGCTTCGACGGCCGCCCGCTCGGGCGCGTGGCGTTCGAGGACGTTGATCCGGGCGACCAAGGCCAGCCGCGCGGGATCTACCAGCTCCAGCCCAACACCATCAGCCTGACGCCTCGTGGGCCCGGCAAGCTGACGGTCGCGATGTTCCTACAGCCGTCGCAGGACGCCGATGTCCTGCCGCTGTTCCTCTATGACCAGTGGGGCGAGCAGATCGGTCACGGGGCCCTCGCACGCATCCTTGAGCTGCCCGAACAACCCTACTCGGACCCGGGCGGCGCCCTGCGCCACCGCGCGCTGTTCGAGCGGGCCAAGGACAGCAACTTCAACGCTAGCGTGCGAGGCCAACAGCGTGCCCCCATCAGATCCCGATCCCGGTTCCTCTAATCCGGTCATCGTCACTGCCACACCCATTCTCGATAGGGCGCTTCCCGCATCCAAGGCGCGGCGCATCTACGACATGGGCGAGCACCTTGCCCCGCTCCTCCACAAGCGGGCCGAGGACACCCTAGACTACTTCATCGACCTCTCCCGCTTTCTGGAAGAGGGCGAAACTGTGACCGGGGCGACCGGCCGCGTGCTCAACGCCACGGTCCCGCCGCTGGTCATGCACCGGCTGGAATACGCACCCTCAGGCGTGCTCGCGTGGCTGACTGCCGGCGGCGATCATGAGCGCTACGAGGTGCGGGTGCTGGTCGAAACCAGCGCCGGCCGGGAGAAGCTGTTCCGCTTCTTCATGGTCACGCGCGGCGAGGCAGACTTCATCCTGCCCGAGGCGCCGATCACCGTCACGATCGAGCCCATCACCGTGGGCGTCGGCATCGAGACACCCGGCGGCCCCATCCAAGGTCCGCCCAGGCTCGCGCTCTCGGCCGCCACGCTCGCGTTCGGCCAGCTCGTGCCCGGCGAAGTCTCCACCGCGCGCACCTTCACCGCCACCAACACCGGCACCAGCGGCTTCGCGATCTTCGGCATCTCCGTCACCGGCGACTACATCGTGACGTCCGACAGCGACGGATGGCTCGACCCGGGCGAAGTCATCACCGTCTCGGTTGCGTTCGCGCCGTCGGTGCTTGGCTCCCGCCCCGGGTCCGTCGTGGTGAACGGCACCGTCATCGGCACCGTGAACCTCACCGGCAGAGGCATCACCGACCCTTCGGCGCTGCCCGAAGCATCAGTGGACGATGGCGTGCTCAGCGATGCCGATGCCCCGCTCGCGAGCGTGGGCAATGGCGTGCTCGGCGAGGCTCCAGCCGAGGCGGTCGCCCGGCTCAACCCCGCATCGCTCACGATCGCGGCCGACGTCGGCGCGAGCGCAACCCGGGTCGCAACCCTGGCAAACATCGGCGGCGAG